AGTAACAGGAAGCGTCATAAGTGTCCACCTGAAAAAAGCGGTTTAGTAATCTAAGCGAACGCGAATCAATGCTTCTTTATCAGTACTCTTTTGAATAGGTCTACTGAGTTTTGCAACTGCTAATAATTCGTTTGAATCATTGTATAATCCAATCGTTGTAGCGTAGGTGATTGGCTTTATACGGAATGGTTCTAGTACCGTTTGTGGGTTTGAACCCGTGTAATATGTTGGATTGTTTGAATAGTTATAATCCTTATTCTTTAAGCGAATAAAGTAATTAGTTGACGTAATACTTTCAGCAGAGCGAGCGATAAATGCTTTTCCTGCTGCCATTGACCCAGAAATAGAACGTACTAAAGCTACATGTTGGTATTGATAATCAGTCGCTGCACTTCCTGTGTAAGGAGCAAATGGTACTGTAAGTAAAGTATCTGCATCTAATGTAGTTGAGTTTGAGCCACTAAATCCAACAGATGAACTAATTGCCGAAGGATTAAGAATAATTACACCATAGTCCGGGAACACCGTTCCATAAACCGTAGTATCTGTTGTGTATAACCCACCATCGATTGATCCTGACCGAATATTATATACATTATTTGCTATCAAATTTCCTACTACAGACGTACCAAGTCCACTATCATCAATAAATGTAAATACTCCCTTTGAACCAGACAATCCTAATTGCCAGTTGCCCGGGTCTATTGCTTGGCGAAGTCTTGAGCGTTGCATATTGATTACGTAGATGTCATTTGATTCTGTGCCTCCAAATGAAAAGCGTTCTACGTCTTTAGCCAATAAAATATTACGATATTGTGCGTATGTTACTTGTGTTGGTAAAGTTGATGTATTTAAGTTGACAAGAGTTGGAGAGCCCCCTCCACTTACGTGACCATATGCTACAGAGAATTGAATATCTGATGTCGTTATATTTGACCCATTATATAAGTCATAATAAAATTCACCAGAATTAGCAACTTGTGCACTTGAGGTATATATTGCGGATAAACTTCCGGTGTCTCCCGACCACATTCCGGTGGTTACTTCCGTACCCCGGATTGATGTAATATCATTTTCTTGGTCTAGAATGGTAAATGTATTGTATGCCATATAATATTCCTAAAATTAATTATGATGAAGCGACGGTAGATAACGTAAAGTTAAATACGGCTCCAGAGGTTCCGCCAAAGATAGAAACTGATGTTGATCCTGTCTTGTCCTTTGACTTGATTATGAACGATTTACCATTTGCTACGATTGACCCTCGACTGTTTGTTGGAACCACCCCAGTGGCTGGGTCTACCACTTCCACCGTTGCCAGACTACTATCTGCTAAAAGAAGCGTGTAACTGCTTTCTGTCTCAGAAGCGTCTGATGTATACGTTGTTGTTGGTGTTAATGGTAGCTCTCCTTCTCCCGTAGTTGAACTATAATACAACGTAACTGTGGATGCTTGAGTTACTCCTGCATTTCCGGAACGAATCTGTGGGATTACAACATTTCCAAATCTAGTTAAATCTTCTCCCGTAATCGTAACTAACTTATATCGCATAATTTGAGTTTCATCAGGAGTTGCTTCTAATACAGGCATATTTTCAATAATAGCACCGTAGTAGTTTGACCCAAGAGGATGGGCGGTATTATAAAGACCGTAATCCACTTCGTCGTCTGCGACTGCGAACTTGGTAATTTGGAAATTACCCGTGCCGGTTCCTTGCGACAAGAGTTCCCGACCACGATTAGTTAAAATAGCGTCCACGGTGATTGTGGATTTATCTAGGTATCCCATATTTCTTAATCTCCTGAGTAAAGTACATCTACTATAAGTATAAAGTATTTTGATTTAAATTCATTATTATTGGACGCTTAACGTTCCCCCACCACCAAACTTAATAGTATTCGCTTGAGCGGGGATGTTTACAGTACCCGTACCAGACTGTGCGGTTGCCGTGGTGGAGTTTACCACTACCGTGTTTGTACCTGATAACGTAATAATAATCGGGGACGATTCGTCAAACGTTGTACTTGTAGTTTTACACCCAATATAATTTCTTCTTTTTAAGGCAGTTGTGTTATCTCTGTTAAATTTATAATGCCGTGGTAAATATCCCGTTGGTAGTAAATTTGCTGGTTCGTATGCGAAGTAATGTAAGTCTATTTTTGAAATTATACTGTTAGATGTCGTGTTGTCTATATTATAGTAAATATTAGAATCCGTGGTTTGAATTAGTGTATATGGAAACACATCGGAAGTTCCGTCCAATACCGCGTCAAACAACACACCCGAGTTTATAGTTGGAGCCGTACTAAAACTTCTAGATGCGTCTGCTGTTAAATCCGTCAAGTTTCTATACAATCTGATGCGTAGTCCACTTGTACCTTCGACGGCATATAAAGACAAAATGTTTGCCGTTTTAATTACACCAGTATTATTACTAGACCCGCTTGCATATGTTTTAAGTGGTATTGTTGCTGTGTCTCTAATCGGTGGATTTGGAATAGAACTGGAGTTTAATAAAGTGATTGGTGCGAATAATTGGTCGATTGGGGTATCTACGACCGTATCCAATTTTACTAAATATTCAGTTTTGTACTTGGTATAAATATCATAACTATAAATTCCAGTCGCCTTATGAAAATACGTAAACGTCCCCACATCTTCAAAATCTGAACGTGGAGGAATGTCATAAAACGGAGTCAATGTGTTTTGTTCCGTTGGAATAACTGGCGTTCCTAGATATGGCGCTCTTGCGTATCCCGATGAGGTTGTACTAGAAGATACTCCGCTGTTTATAACACTTTCTAGTGTGGAGTATGAACTGTTTTGGTCTAATATTGAAGACGTTACGTAGTAATTTCCAATATTCTGCAGTACTCTCTGGAATGTCGGTAATTTACTTGATTTGGTACTTTCCTTAACATCAACACTACTTGATATTGCGATAACAGCCGTAATTGGTAATGTATCTCCCAACGAAATCGGTACTAGACTTATTGGCTCTAGTGGAGAATCAAAGTCATATGCGCCAACTCCTATTGAACCAGACCCAGATACGTATGCATTAAACTTTTTAGTTTCTGTGCCGTCTACGGCAAAACTACGGATGGTTCTATCTCTATTTCTAGATAATACGGATGACTCAATAACGATACCATCTAGTAATTTACTACGCGCTGGGACCATTTCATCGGCCATTTCGCTTGGACCTTGCGTTAAATCCTTAAAGAATCTAATATAATCGTTTGGTCTAATGGTTTTGTTGAAATATTTTATATAATCTTTTTCAATAGATTGAAGCGAAGAATACCCCGACCCAGTTATATATCTGGGACTACCGATTACATTATTTACGTCAACAACACCCATCGAACGTATAATATTTTGATTAATAAAATCTGTCGGTGACACTGCAAATCCAACAATGTTTTGACCGCTATTGTACTGTTTATCTTCTACTTGCTTAATACTAGTTAGTCTACTTAGTACCTTTGTTCCATCTACATCAACAAACTGCTGGTTAAATACCGGCGGGTCTGATACTACTATCTTTTTATTTGTATAAATGGTAGACCCGACAATTGGTGTAAATTGTTTGATACTTCTGAGTATTCGTGTAAATGATGCGGTAGTAAATCCATTAGCAGGTAATGTAGCCACAATAGATACATTTTGATATGGACTTTCATTTGTTACTGATGCAGTAATTGATGAAAGTGGTTGGCTGAATGGAACGTGGACATACAGATTGACATATGAAGAAGTATAATTTGCTCCATAGTATGAACCAGGATCGTATGCTTGTGCCACAAAATCATCATTTGAGATATTTTCTCCCCATACACGAACTTCGTCTACGACGCCATCAAATTTATTACCAAGTTGCATCGAACCAGAACCACCAACGTAGATAAAGGTGGTACTATTCCAAAGTGATGAAAGATTGACCGATGCAGATTCTTGGAATAGAATTTGGTCACCGTCAGTTTGAATAATTGAGATATCGCCAGATTGACTACGTAACATAATGTTAGTATAGTCACCACTAAACAGTGGGAAATAACTACTTGTTGCAATAATGGTACGACCAGACCCACTTACAACGTGAATTCTGCCGTATGTTATTCTCTTAGAATTATCAAAAGCAAAATATGTACCATTTATATACTGACCAGGCACCGCAGTTCCGGAAGGATGTGGTATCAAATCTATAGCCCAATTATTTGCAGTTATAATTGAACTGCTTTGACGTAATATTGGATTAAATGAAAGTTGTACCGTAGAGGCAGTTATTGAAGAGGAAACAAACGGCACTCTTACATAATTTTGAGCTGAGCCGGTAAATTGTAATCCATAAGTTAATTCATCTGATCGAATATAGTTATTGGCTGCCGGAGATGTTGTTTCTTTTATTTGTAAAATTGGCGAATTTATTCCGTAAGTATTAAGTAACGCATCCAAAGAAGTACGTGACCCCTTGGTTTTGTTAAAGTATACCATACTGTGAAGGAACCGCTTCCATGTTTCTGCTACATACGACCGTGAACCAGTTTCACCTGCAAACTGTGCATTGAATGTTTGAAGATTTTCAAGTGCATACACGTTTGGAAGTTTCAATCCAAATGATTGTGCAACTTCATACACCTGGTCCATCGATAAGTCTTCTAATGGATTTATACTCGTGGCATAAATATTTGGGAATTGGTCGATATATACTTTAATATTGTCAACAAAATGACCAACCATATCAAACAACGTTAAGAAGTCAGTTGAGTCCGCGTCTTCTTGAATGTGTTTTGGTAAATTTAATACCAAATAGTTTGGATTGTTATCGTCATATCGTTGAGCGATAGCAGACTGTCCAGTTAGCCAATTTGTGGCAACACTACTGTACGGACTATATGGAGTTCCGTCAGCTTGTTTTGGCCACGAACCAGTCGCATTATATTCAACTTCTCCATCTACATAAAATGCACTAGCAGAGTATGCCACTGACTCCGTTGCATAATATAAAAATTGTTCATACGGGTCAAAATTTCTAATAATATTTTCTTTTTCTTGTGACTTAAACCTCAATGATATAGTACTACTTGATACACTTGACGAGATACTTGCCGATGTTAATTCATCAATCTTTATAAGTTTTTCATTAAATGCTTGTAGTCTTTTATAAGCGGAGCCAAAGTGTACAAAATTATTATAATCAGTGAATTCAATATTCAACTCCGATGCCTTAAAGTCACCCGTAAACCAACGACGGAATACTGTGTCATCGTATGAAATCGTGGTACCATTGATAACCGCGCCTTCAGATCCGGTAGCCAATCCAAGGCTAGCTAACGTAGCATTGGTGGCAAACATCTTACCGTCTATATAATTTCTGGAGTCTATGTTGTACGGACGTAGGTACGGTGTCGTGTCTTTTAATGGTCTTAATTCAAAGTTAATAATATCAACCACAGTTTCTGCGATTTCTCTACTAACAAACGCAGAAGTGTCATTTACTATATCAGTATCAAGTGGTCTGGTAAGCTTTAATTGAATAGACCCGGAATCGGTTGGTGCAAATCTCCATGATTCTGCAACGTATTGCCTATCATTACCAAAGTTTAACAGTGTTTTGTATTCTCTGTTTTCATCAAAGAAGGTAGATGCTTTTGTAAAAATAGAATTATTGACAGCACTAATCAAAGATTCCAGTAACGGTACTTGTAGTTTAGTAATAACTAATGTTACTCCTACAGTTACTTGCGTCTTCGATGCTGGAACTTCTACAAGTGTGGGGATATTTTCTTGGGTGTCTGCGTCTAAATATTCAGCCAACCCTTCTTGTCTATTCAATATACGTTGCGTGATATCCTTATATTGACCAAGGATATCAAGTATATACTTCATTACGTTAGTTTTAGATCGTGAAGCAGCAAATTTATCACTAAAAGGAAAATATGTGTATACGTCTGTTAATTTGTTTCTAAATAAAATTCTATTTAATTCTCGCTTTAATTTACGCACCATCGCGCCACTCAAGCTTTCTCCGCTTTCACGAAAATACTCTGATATTTGGTCCGAATTAAACGCACTCCATTGACTTATTAAAACTTCAAATTGAAGCTTTAAGTCGTTCAATTCGGTAACATCAAATACTATTTCATATGGGTAATTAGAATCGATGGTGTATCTATCACCGAGTCCTTTTTGACCCTTATTATAGGTTTGTTCTAAAAAAGTTGGGCTTTGCCAAGTGACACGTATTTTATGGCTCATCTATTATCTCTTAAAATTCATTATTTTGTGAATCACCACTTCTATCACTACTTCCTCCCGCGGCTGGTCGAACTCCGCCGCCACCACTACCACCAACCGCAACGTTGGTACCTACGTCTGTTCCTCCGGCAATTATTTGAGGAACCATCGCTATCAAATCAAATGTTATAGATTCTGATTTTGTTTGCGTTTCAAAATTTTCTAATGTGGTACCCAATCTTACTATTAATTCTCTTGATCCCGTTGGCGAGATAATTACTGGATTGTTTCCATTTACCAGAGCAGTACTTCCGGACCGATATACTTGTATAACATCACTAGATACTATGGGAACTACTTTTATGTAAAAATCCGTAGCAGAATTAGAAACAGTAATTGGTATATCGGCTGGGATTGTGTTGGTATTTTTAACATAAGTAACCGTCAAATTATTTGTTACTAAATTCGTTGACCCAGAAGTTATACTAAATGCTCTGGTTACATCCGTCTGTGTAATCGCCATAATTAATCTCCCACTACCAAGTCATATGGTAACTGACTTACAGTTACCTTGTTTTGATTAATATACGTTTCATACTCTGTAGCGAGGGAACTGCTTATAATTGATGATAATGTTTGCGTAGTAAAACGTGTTTTATTTTCATTTAATAATTTTGTAACTTCTTCTTTTGCGACTATGTATGCTTTATTTAAGATTTCTTGACTTATATCATATACACTTTCAAAATTATACTGATTAATTTGAGCTTCCATACCCGCTGGTAACTCTGTTCCAATTGACTGTGATGTAAGTAAAGTATTATCCGCTGGAATAGTTGTACTTCCGGATTGATTAAATGCCTGTTTTAATGCATCTGTAATCCAAACTGAATTAATGGACGGTAAAACAAACTCCGTCATTAACTGTTGCTTACTTAAATCCATTAATTTTAATTCTATTTCTGTACGTGATGTAGAAATTCTATTTACTTTTAATAACCTATCATCATAACTTCCAATTTCATCTGCAAAGAAGTTAAGTGTAACTGAATATTGTCCTGATGGTAAATCTAAACCTTGAACTTTAGCAAAATCAATATACAATAATCTACGTAAACTGTTATCGCTATATTGTAACGTTTCGATAAAAATTGACCCACTAACGTTTTTTACGACATCTGAGAATATTAATGAGTTATCGGCCAAACTATATAAATTAACTTCAATATTATTTTCTAGTAACGCTACAGAAAAATCTGCGGGAACTTCCATGTCTAGCAAATCATCTTTCTTGTTTGCTATGATACGGGATACGTTATACCGTGTATAAGAATCTGATAGCTCTTGCAGATTACTTTGATAGTTTTGTTGTTCTGCCATTAATCTAACTCTTCAAAATTTTTATTTATTCTTGTTAACCACACGTTATAATCTAACTTTTCTTTATAAATTGGAGTATAATACATACTGTGGTTTGTTAATTCCTCTTCGGGTATTGTTACCGTTTGAACCGTTGCGGAATAATTTGTAAGGATTGACGAACTATGTCCGGACGCAGATACTTCAAACAAAGACAAGGAAATATCAATTTGGTCTTTGTTAACTATACTTCCGCTATCTGGATTAATACTACTTGATAAAAATGTTATTGCCATAAACTATTCAACTTTAAATATAGTGTCTGTATCAATTACTCTCGAATATTGCCCGCTAACGACCTTCAACTTTAGCTTATAAAATCTTCCTTTATATAACGGAGATGTATCTAATACTACATATGAGCCAGTGGGGTCAGTGTCTATCTTACTATAATCATCAAATGGAATTATGGTTGTGTTACTTTGTGCATCTATAATTGAATAGTATGACGATGATGGAAGATAATATTTGTTTTTGTAACGTAACGTAGAATCAAATGAACGTAATGGATATTGGTCACGAACAACAAAAGTCAATTTATCCACATCACCTTTTGTATATGACTGACGCAAGTTACTTGGAACCGTTTTTACATTCAAATTTGGAATTGCTGACAAACTTCCTGTGGAGAAGGTTTGGCTATTCCATGCAATTTCTAGTGTAGGTTGGTGAATTGTATGTGTTTGTGTAGAAAATACTTTAATATTGCCACGATTTGTATAGTCAGTTTCATCTGTTGTTGGAAATTGTACAACTAGTCCATAAAATGTATCTTGTAATGATTGACTGACTATAGGTCTTAAAATATTTGTAACGTCCACTCTAATATCTTGTAATGGGTACGTTGTAAGAGAAACACTCTGACTGGTTGACCCAGTTAAAAAGTCTCCACCTGCACTACTCCACGATACCGTTGATGTACAATTTACCCACGTTGCCCCATCATTTGAATTTTGAACATTTTGATAGAAAACACCGCTTCCTTCGTCCCACGAACGAGATATTTGGTATATTACAAGTTTTTGATTTCTGTTCAAGTCGCTTGCATTTGCTAATTTTAAGTTTAAGAAATAACTAGCAGTTGCAGGAACACTTGCTGTTGTTGGTAAGTCAAAATATATCAACGTTCTTGCTGATCCTGTTGAATAAACAGTTGAGCTGGTAAAGTTTACATCGGTATTGATAACTTTACCGATATCAAGTATTTCATCTAATCCCGCATTACTACTAGTAAACGCTTGATAAAGTGTAGTATCTCTACTGGCGGTTAGTATTATTCTCATTGGGTAGCGTTTCCTATAATATCAGTTGTTGGGTATTTCAACTCAAAGATACTTGGGTCGAGACTTGGATAGATAACCCCATTAATTGTTGCCTCGTCAATGTCGTATCGATAGTTTTGGTATCCCGTCCCATCTTGGAATTGATACTTGTTAAAGATACGAACACTTTTCACTGTTTGTACGCCCTCGACCAGTCCAATATTATACGAAAGGTCCGCGAGGACGATAGGTTGATTTATATTCCATTTACTTGTATCAAAGAAATCTTGTACAGCTCCAATACTTCGTGCAAGAACATCGTTGACATTATAATTTCTGAGCACGGATATATCAAACTGTACGCCTATATTAATAATAAATGCATCAAGAATATTAACATCGTCTGTCAACATTCTAAACTGTTCAAGGTATCGTGCTAAATTTTCCTTAACTAATGTATTTAATGTTGATAAATTTCCGTTAGTATCATATCCTAATGTATATAAATTAATTACATTTGGACGTACTGGGTTATCTACATATACTCTGTCATTTTGTGCTGTTAAAATTCTATTAATTTGTTCATCACGTACCGCAAATGCTTTTGCAATACGACCAAACTTTGATGGAAGTGCATATGACCGTACTGCGTAATCTTCTACGGTAACTACACGATTTTGTGCGTTGAAAAATGCTAATGCGTTTTCACGAATTTCGTCTATTGATTCCCCTTCTCCCCCGCCCGTGGCGGGTAAATCGTTATTGACAGTAATACTTTGTACTGATGCGTTAAACGTAGTAAGTTCACCAGAAGTGTAGTTTGTAGTATCATTTAAAACTATTATTTCTGCTACACGGTTTATTGTATTTGATGGCGTGTTCGTATTTACCCCTCCGCCGACCAAATATGTTACTGTTAATGTTGTATTTGCCGGAGATATACCGTATGCATTACTATTAAGAAAATTTACGTTATTGATGGATACGTTACCCAAAATATTTTCAATAGTATTTCCATATTGAGAATTTGCAACTTGTCTAGAATCTAATGTAGTATTCACTTCTGCGTCATTGTCAGTACCAGAACCAAACATCAATTCCATGCGATTATTTCTATTAATTCTGGTTACGAATCTACGAGGAACTTTACGAAGTCTTAACTTGGATGATGGCAAAATTCCAGTTTCACCGTTACTAGTTGTATCTAACTCATCCATAATAACATCTTGTGCTAAATAATCTACTTCATACCACACATTCCCGTTTGAATCAACTACACTTTCAATACCGATAATAGATTCTTCTGGCATCAATACAGAAGTGAATTTTTGTGCGCTACCAAACGTAAATGTAGTAGTTCTTTCTTCTGCGGATACCAATCGCGCTGGCTTACTAACGATAAATGTTGACGGGTTACCGCTAGAAAAAGTATTAACTATATAATCTTCAGCAGTAATATTGGAAAAATCCACATCTTCACTTAATCTAAACTGTACCGACGTTTGACCCGTAGCGACAAATGTACTTCCTTTTGCTACCTTTACCAAATATTTTGAATCTGGAATGTATACCCCATTATCAAGTATGGCTGGAGCTAATTGATATATGGTTGCTGTTGTAGTAGACGGGGAGACTAATTTTGGCTTGTATCCAAGAAACTGCGCTATGGAAATGACATTTTCTTGTTGTTCGGCGTATGCCAATAAATTTTCTTTAAATTGATTATCAATATAAAATGACAAGACATCACCAATATATGATGCCATTTCAATAAACATCATACCAGGCGACGTTTCATTAAAGTCCGAATATGAGTTAGGGTAATATGCTTTAGCAAATTCTATGAGATTCTGTCTAAAGTCCGTAAATGTTTTAGCAATGTAGTTAATTTGCTTTACATTTGGCCGTGGTTGTATGTTTACCGGTTGGTTCGTTGCCATTTAAAACTCCAAATTAGTTAATTCTTCTTACACGACGAGCGTTTTTAACTTGATTATTTACCCGTTCAACTTCTGTTTGGGTAGTTACTGGTTCTACAGGAAATGCGACCGCTGGTGCTCCAAGTGCGGTTGTTAATATACTTATCTGGTCTGTGACATTAGGGTTATTTCTAAATCTATAAATACATTTTATATTAACAATATTTTCGCTATCCGTTTGTGTAATTTCAAAATCCGTTAACTCAATGAATGGTAACCAACGGTCTACTGCATCTGCCACCGCCAACCTAGCATTTTCCAAAGTTTCATCGGTTAATGGTTCAAATAATACCTTCCATAAATCACAACCCAATTCCGGTTGTCCGACTCGTTCACCTTTCTTTGTAAGAATTAAATTCTTAAAATTAGAACGAACTTGTTGGATTACCGTCGTTGATTGGTCAAACATTCCCGTTTGGCCCAATCGAATTGGTAACGTGATGCCGATGAATTTTTGAGCCATATTACTTACTCAATCCCATAGCCTTCATAACTTGGGAATAATCACGATTAATTGCCTGAACCGCTGGATTATCTTCCGACATTCCTTTTGGTAAATTTGGCATAATCTTATCGGTGGTTGCGATAATAGTGTCTCCG